GCAGTAAATTGTGCTTGGTTCAATACGTTAGCAGCTTTAACTTGCTTCGTATTTGACATAGATCTTGCAAGAGCTCTTGTGTATCTTGCAGCTAATCTGTCATACAGGTTGTCTTCGATTGCTTCTTCAGTGATAGCAAACGCTAATGCGATTGTTTCGTGGTTGTATCTAGCTGTGAATGTTTCACCTGCTGTATCAAACACTACTCCAGCACCTTCTTGTTTAGTTGGTGCAGAAGCAAAACCGCTTAACATTACTTCTTCTTCAAAAGCTCTGTCAGATGTTTCAGTAGTGAAAATCTCCGCATGTTGATTTTCATATCTACTATATTCCAGGCCGAATAAAGCATTCAAACCTGGCTCTAGTTCTTTAACTAGTTGTGATCGTGATATTGCCATAGTTATTCTCCTTTATCCTATATACCTGTTCCACTTCTATAGAAGTGATTGTTTATTCTAACAAGAATATTAGCATTAGCACTTCCAGTGTCAGAATTTTCTGGATCCTGTGAAATGTCTATTGCTTGAACAGCAAATGTAGCTGCAGTACCTGAAGCACTTACATCTAATTGTTGTTTTGATATTCCTGTTTGTGTTACACCTGTTGTGTTAGTAACAGAATAGTTCTTGAACAGATCAGCTCTTGTAAAAGCAGCATCAGCATCCATTAGGAATACTGCATCTGGATCATCAATGACAAATGCAGTGATGTCTGAAGCAGCAATACCACCTGGGTAAAAATTGCTGTAAGTCGGCTTTTGAGTAGTTGGGTCTGTATAAAAACATCCGTTAAAAACACCCACAACAGCATCAGAAGTATTCGGACCATGTCTTTGAATATTTCCAGTCGTTAATGGTTCAACCATTTCGCCTTGGAAAATCGCATCTGCATAGCCTGAAGCAATCGTGTATCTGTTTTGGGCTCCAACAAGAGGTGTTCCGTCTAGTTTTCTGTACGGTCTTAGACCGAACTTTTCACTTACGTTTGCCATATTTGTTTTCTCCGTTTTTTAACAGTTTATTTTAATAACCCGGTAGGTATTGCAAAAAAATTATTTTTTACGACTACCACCAAAGGTCACTCTTGACTGTCTATCAATATTGATAGGCATGTCAGGGTGCTGTTCCTTCATAAGATCATTGTCCACTGCGTTCATTCTGTCTTGAGTAAGTTTTGCAAAATACTCAGCACGTGCAACCAAAATCTCCTCTGGTATCCTTGCCAGCACAAGGCCTCCAATTCCAATGAACCCCTCGTATTTGCCTTCGGTATAGAAAGGATATCTGTTAGTGCCGATTTCATTTTCAATTTGTTCGACTTTAACAAAATCCCATCCTTCCCTTAATTTTTTAGATACATTAGCTGTATCTTCAAAACCTTGAACGGTTGTACGTATCCATCTATGGGCGTAACCGTTCGGTGCGGGTGGTGCATCCAAACTGGATGGTGGAGCCCAAGTTTTTTTAGCTTCTTTTGAAACCTTAGTCTCTGACTCCCGTGAAGTTCTCTTAATTGTACTCATACTATTTATCCTCCTTCACGTATCTAGCGTATTCCTCTAGTGGCACCCCTAATCGTTTAGCGATAGCTACCTGTGATTTGGTGAGTTTCACAGTTCTGCGTCCTTGTTGACTACGACCAGCTGAGGCAACCGTTTGGACGGGTTTCGGTGTCTCTTTTTTTTGCTCGTCATTAGTGTCACCAAAACTTTCAGGAAAATATCCTTTAAGTCTTGAATTAACTTCATTATAATACTCATCACTGTCTACTTCAATACCCTCTTGAGAAATATTGTTGTGGATAGTAATTGCAGCATTAGTCATGACCTCATCATTACCAAACCACGTATTTTCCTCAGCCCATTTTTTGGCTCTTGGTGTAATTTGTGGTACAGTTTGTGATGTTTCCGCTGTTTGAGGTTCAGCTTGTACGTTTTGTTGTTGTTTACTTTTTTCTTCTTCAGCTTTCTTCATTTGTTCACGATTATTCATCTCTAATCTAGCTTTTTCTTTTTCGACAGCTAGTTGAGTTAATTTATCGTTAGCTTCCATAATCTTTGAAGCATCTTGACTTTCAATTGCTGATTGAAGAGCTACTTTGACTTGTTCTCTTTGAGCATCTACTCTAGCATCTAATTCTTTTAAGTATTGATCATCTGTAGAGTTTAACTTTTGTAGATTTGAGTCAAATTTCTTTTGTATACCTTTTGCAAAATCAAGTGCTGCTTTTTCTCTTCTTTCAGCTTCTTTTTTTTGAAAGACAAGTTTATCAATTCGTTTTTGATAATCTCTTCTTGATTCATTTAGGTTTGGTTTTTCTTCTTCAGTTTTAGATTCAACTTTTTCTTCAACTTCAGTTTCAGTTTTATCTTCTGTAACTTCAATTTTAGGTTTATCAGTTTTATCTTTTTCTTCTTTAGAATGTTCAGTATAACCTAAATCAACTTCACCAAGATTTAAATTTGGTGCTTCGTCTTTTTTAGTTTTTTCTTCTACTGAAACACTTTCTTCTTTTACGTCATCGGTATCTAAAGGTACCTCACGTTCATTTGCTAATAGAGCTTCCGCACTATAGTCTTTTACTTCTGCCATGTTTATTCTCCTTTATTAAAATAAATGGAGAATATCTTCTGGCTTCGCTATTGTTCCTATGATCTCGTCATCATTGAGTATTCGGTGTTCACCGAATTTAGTTTGAAATCTACTTCCAGCATATCTGCCATAAATGACAAATTCACCTTCTTTACACCAAGCACCTTTAGGAAATTTTTCTTTATCTTGATAGCAAAGGTCACCCTGTTTTACAACAAGTCCAACAACAGTTGTCATTTGAATTTTGTCTTGGGTTTCATCAGCTAAGATAACACCGCCTTTTGTTTTTGCTTGTCCAGACCATGGTCTAACTAGCATACGGTATCCTACTGGGTTTGGTATGATTTCAAGATATTCTTTGATGCCTTTGGGATCTGTTGGAATTTGTGATTTGACCTCTTCCTTATTTTTTTCGTTACCGAAATCTGTAAGTTTAGGTTTTATCAACTGTACCATCGTTATCCTCCTTTTGCAGGTTTTTAATATCCTGAAGCAGCGTTTCTAAAGCGCTGAGTCTGCCTCGAGCATACATTAACTGATCTACCGAATCAACCCCATAGCATAGATGATCTTTTATATCTTTTATTTGTTTATTAATCACATTAACAATTTGTTCTTTAGTGTGATAATCTAACATTACAATTTAAATTGTTGAAGTATCTCTAGTTTTTCTTCTGCGTTTGAAATTTTTTCAATTAATTTATCTATTTCATCTAAATGTTGAGGGTGTTCTCCAATAGCTACGGGTTTTTCTAAATATATTTGTATAGTTGCATCAGCTTCAGATATTTGAGCATTATACCTATCTTCTAATGCTTGTAAAAGCGTAGTTCGTAGACTCATGAAGAATCTATATATTATTTATATGGAAAGTAAATAGTTTTAATTTTACCCTGTGCTCTTAATTTTTTTAAATCACCTTTAGACAGTTTTGAATAATCAATATCTTCATATTGCTCAAGATGAGGGTCTTGTTGTTTTTCTGGTTTAAATAAATTTTTAATCCACTTCCACATTATATTTTTTGCATGTTAGGATTGTTTGATAATATGTTTTTTTCTGCTCTAGGCCTAGCTAAAGAATCTTTACTTCTTTTTCTAAGTTGAGCTATGGCAGATTCTTTCATTTGTTTTTCTTTTTTAAGTTTTTGTAAATCTCTTTCTAGGTTCATTTCTTGTACCCTATACTATTTCTATTTTTATATAATTTTGTCCATGACCATGATGTAAGTTTTGTAGACCAATTATAAATAAATAAAATTATTTGTTTCATTTCTTACCCTTAAATATTTGTGTTCCCTTTATACCATATATGCTCGCCACGACAAGAATCCATAAATTTGTAAACCATCCCGGGAGCTGTTGGAATTGATCAAAAAACATTTTTATCTTTTCTGCTGATCCTGGATCATCCGAGAAGACTCCCCAAGCGATCACCAAAATTGGCAAAGTGAGAATTACCAAAACTGCCTCGTCTTTCCAGTCCGATTGTCTAGCTTCTAAAAGTTTTCCTTGGTAAGCTTCCTCACCTCGAGCTTGTCTCTCTGCATGTAATAATTGTGCATCTGACATTGCCATTTTAGCTTTTTGTTTATTAGCATAAATTTTTGATCCTGCAGATACTGCAAGTTTAATTGCTTGAAACCACATTATTTTTTTCCTCCTCTTTTCATTTTAACTGGAGGAACTTGTGAGTTAGGTCCTTTCTTTGGTGGTGGTCCATAACTTACTCCACCTGATAATCCTCCAACCTTATATGCCTTAAAACTAAAAAAGTTTTCTTTTGGTTTTATTAAAAGAGGATCAATTTTTTTTGTAGTTTCAATTGGAATAATAGGTCTATCGTTACCACCTCCTGTATTTAAAACTGGTTTTGTTTTATTAAATCCTGCATCTTTTAAATAATCTTTATTAAGTGGACTATTTGGTTTTAAAGGTTTATTTTCAGTTCTATAAAAGTCTCTAGCTAATCCCTCTTTAGTAGCAAATTTTTGTTTGCTTTTGTAATTTTGTTTAGCTGCAAAATTACCCACAGTTGTAATAGGACCTACTCCTAAAAGGTTAGCTACAATTGATGATTTGTAGCCAAAAGGTTTGTTAAAAGGGACATCTCTATTAGCACCTTTAAAAATATTTTTTGATGTTTTAGTGCTTGAAATTTTATTAGTTTTGTTTCCACCATTTCCACTACCTGTATTTGTGGTTCCCCCAGCTCCTGGTGCGTCTCCTGAAACATTTCCTTTGCTGTCTCTTCCTCCACCTTGGTAGCCTCTATCGGATGCACCCATAGTGCCTCCACCTCCAAATTTTCTAATTTTTCTTTTCATTATTTTTTCTTCTTTCTCGCAAGATCTAATTTTTCATCTGCAATTCTAATTCTTTCTGCAGCTTGATCTTCGTTATTTTCTAATTTCATTTTTTCTAAATCAATTCTTTCATCAATTTCATTTTCTCTTATCTCATTTATATTCATATCTTGGTCTGCTCTTCTTTGAATATCAACTGCTTTAAGATCTAGTTCTCTTTCTTTTAATGCAACTAGTGGATCTTTTTGTTGACCCATAGCTTCTCCTTGTGCAAGCTGTGTAGTTATCTCTGCAACTCGTTGTGCAATCATAGAAGCTACTCTAATTTGTGCAGCTTGTGGATCTTGTTGTAACATTTGTTGAATATTAGGGTCTTCTTGAATCATTGCACCAACTTCTCCTTGTGCTTTTAACGAAACATGCTCTGATACGTGTGCTTGCAGAGCTGAATACACTTGAGGATTAATTTGCACCATTCTTGTCTGCATAAATGCTACATGTGCTGAAATATGTGCATCATGATCCTGATCTGGAAACGCTTTGAGTGGTTTTTGCATTATAGATTCCATATTTTCTGTAGCAGGGTCTTTTGGAATTGGTTTTTCTTCTGGTCTAAGCAATTGATCTATATCTTGAGTGCCTAATGCTTCATAAACTCTACGATATGCTTCTCGTAAGTTGTGCATCATAGGATTTGACATAGCAATCTTTAAATTTTCGTTAGCTAACGTCACTCTTTGTGCCATACTCATAATATTTGGGTCAGCAACTGGAATAACATCAACTCTATCGTCAAAATCAGTCT